CTAAAGAACATCACCCTGATTGGTATCGTTGGAGACTGACCAACAACTATGAAAGGGCGGTGTTCTTAAAGGGCGACCCTGTTCACGCGCGTGAAACAACCAGATACCTTTGGGCCAATCGTCATCTATTGGGTGAGCGAGTTTTGGAAGTTGGTTGCTCGACAGGGTACGGAAGCCAATTCTTGCCAAACTCTATTGAGTATTTCGGTCTGGACTATGACCCGATCATCATTGATGTCGCCCAAGAGCAAGGGTGGGGTTTAAACCGATTCTTCAAGTGCTTTGACATCAACCATCACAACATAAGCAATCAAGACACAATCATTGCTTTTGAGGTGATCGAGCATTTACACAATGGTCTTGAAGTTGTTGAGAAGCTCAAGAAAAACTGCCATCGTTTATTGATTAGCGTCCCTCACAATGAGCCTGTTGGCTTTTGGGGTGAGCATCACAAGTTGCATGGGCTGACCGAAAGAAACTTCCCCAATGCGCAATTCTCATACGTTTCTGAGCATGGCTATCTGACCGAGGAGATGATTCCCGTCAGTGAAACAAACAAGTTCAACTTGATGCTGTGTAGGTTCGACCAATGAGTAAGATTCTTTGCTCGGTGGCGACCCGTGGTCGCTACTTCACTACTCTGCCGTTGGTGATTCAAGCAATTCTGAATCAGTCCAAACTGCCTGACAAACTCATCATCTTTGACGACAACGATGAGCCGCAAGATATGCGGAACGAGCCGCTGTATCAAAACTTGTTCTACGTTATGCACTGCAAGGGCTTGGATTGGGAGTGGGTCTACGCCCCCAAGAAAGGTCAGCATCACATTCACCAGATGGCAAACACTTGGGGCTATGAATGGGTTTGGCGTGTGGATGATGATGCGATTCCAGAGCCAGATGTTCTGGCTATTCTTGACTCGTATGCGGTAGATGGCGTGGGAGCTATTGGCGGCACTGTAATGAACCCTCCGCACCAGCCAAACTATCTTGACTCAACTGGATTGATTCAAAACATATACACAGAGCCAAACATTCAATGGGGTCTTATCCGCAAAGAGAAAACAGTCGAGCATCTGTATTGCTCTTTTCTGTACCGCGCTGGAATCCATGACTTCAATCTTGGCTTGTCGCGCGTGGCCCATCGAGAGGAAACGCTTTTTACCTATGGGCTTCATAAAAAGGGATTCAAACTTTTGGCGGTTCCTGATGCTATGACATGGCATTTAAAAAGCCCGACAGGTGGAATCCGCAGCGAAGTCGGTCAGGAAATGTATGAGCATGACGAGCAAATCTTTCGCAACTTTGTGAGCTACAAAGATTACACCATCGTCGTATTGAACTGCGGGTTGGGCGATCACATTGTCTTTTCTAAGGTTCTGCCGAAGATCAAAAATCCGTTGGTGTTTACTTGCTATCCAGAAGTGGTGGCGGGTCGATCAATTGCCGAGGCTCAGTCATTATTTGGCGACATTGACCAATGGAACATCTATAAAAAGATGGACGCATGGAAATGGACTGAAAGCATTGAGAAAGCATTTGAAAGGATGTACCTGTGATTTTGATTTCGCCGTACTCCAAAAAGCTGACCAACGGCAAGGAAAACCCAAAGAATTATCCGTACTGGAAAGAGCTTTTGACTATGATTGATGAGCCTATAATACAGGTCGGAATCACGGGTGAAACGCAACTTTGCACAGATTTTCGTCAAAATCTGCCAATCTCAGACCTAAAACAGCTCCTCAAAGAGTGCCGGACATGGATTGGCTGCGACAGCTTTTTTCAACATTTGGCATGGTCTGAGGGCAAGCCGGGGATTGTTCTGTGGGGAATTTCAGACCCGTTGATCTATGGCCACCCAGAGAACGTGAATCTTTTGAAAAGCCGCGAGTATCTGGCTCCCAATCAATTTCTCTGGTGGGAAGCCTATGAATTTGACGCTGATAGATTTGTAAAGCCAGATGTTGTTTTACAGCACCTTTGATATACTTTGCCCAACATTTTGAGGGAATAACATGGCCACCGTAGACGCAACAGACGCAAGACTTTCAACCCATGAGGAGGTCTGTGCAATGCGCTATGAGCAGATAAATGCTCGCCTAAAACGCCTTGAATCCATCATCATCAAGGCTTTTGGCATTATGACAATCAGCATGGCTGGCGTAATTTGGGCCTCCATCGCTCCTCATGTAAAGTGATGTGCTTGACCCAATCTCTATCGGGTTAGCTATTAAAGCAATGCAGGGTGCTTTCAGCGGCATCCAATACTGTTGCGAAGCCTTGTCGGACGGCAAGGTACAGGTACAAAAAATAAAAAAAGCGGCGGAAGATGCCCAAGCCATCGTAAAAGAGGTCAAGGGCATCTGGGGTATTGTTCAGGGGCTATTTAAGTTTACAAAGCCTGAAAATAAGTTTACAAAACCAGAGTCCGCAAGCTCACCTAGTGAGCCTGTCAAACCCAAGCCCAAGGAAGTGTTCATCAAGCACATTCCAACCGAGGCTGAAATTGTCCAGCAGTTTGTGACGCATATTGGTGACTTCTATCACCATCACCGCGAACTGTCGGAGATATACGACACGAAATCTGAGGAGGTCTACGCTATGGATAAGCCAGACCCTCGGGACATCCTACTTTTGTCTCAGATCAGGCATGAGCTTGATGGAGCGTACATGAAGCTCAGTGGCATGATGCGCGGCGCTCATGTTCCGCCTCAACTTGGCCCATTGTGGGACAACTTTAATGCAATATACGAAAATGCTAAAGAGAAGCAAGCGGCTCGTCGTGAGCGCGAACGTATCAGAAAGCAGCAAGATTCATGGCTACGCGAGGAGGAGCATCTGGAAAGGGTAGAACTAGCAATGGCAGTATTCCTGACGTTGCTGTTCGTTCTGGAGCTGTGGGCCGTATGGATAAACTCATTTACAGATTGATTGTTGGATTGGCCTGCCTGATATTGGCAATTGTGCTGATCGTGACACCCATTTTGACCAAGATGTTCATTGAGATGGACAGACGCGATAAACGCATGGCTGAATTGGAAAAGCAGTTACAGAAAAAGATAGAACAGTTTGAACAACCCGAACTACCGAAAGGCGAATGATGCTATCTTTATTCTCAACACTTGGCGGCTTGCTGCTGTCCATGTTCCCAAAACTGATTGATTTGTTTCAAAACCGAAACGATCAAAAGCACGAAGCTGAACTAGCTCGTATCCAGACTGAGCGCGAGTTGCAATTGGCTGCGGCTGGCTTTGCTGCTCAAGCCAAAGTCGAGGAGCTGCGTACCGATCAGGTTTCTATTCAGGCCGATGCCGCCATGACTCAGGCGGCTTATTTGCATGAGGCAAAGGTACTGGAGAAGGCTGCGCCGTGGGTATCGACCTTTGTTGGCACTGTGCGCCCCATCGTGACCTACCTATTCGTTCTAGAACTTCTGTTCATCAATTGTGGGCTTGGTTACTATGTGTGGACACACCCAGAGATGATTAAGAGCGTTGACGATCTAATCCGTATTGGCAATGAGATTTTCAGCGACGATGAGATGGCCATGTTGGGCGGCATCATTGGTTACTGGTTCGGTTCTCGCGGGAACTCCAAGAAATGATTACCAGCGACAAAGGTGTTGAGCTGATGCACAAGTTTGAGGGCTACCGTGACAAGCCCTACCAGTGCAGCGCCTCGATGTGGACGATTGGGTGGGGTCATGTGATCTATCAAGATCAAATCAAATATCCTATCGTTCGCAAGGAAGGCTACACAGGGATGCTCAGACCCGAGTACCCTTTAAAACCAGAAGACAACAGAGTATGGAGCAAAGATGAACTCAAAGAGATATTCCGAAAAGACATCCGATCTTTTGAATCTGGTGTTCTTAGACTTGCTCCCAATCTGGCTGGTCGTCAGGGTGCTTTCGACGCTTGCGTTGCATTTTCCTTCAATGTCGGATTGGGGAATTTTCAGCGGTCTACTATTCGGATGAAAATAGGCCGTGAAGAATGGGAAGGCGCAGCGGAAGCCTTTATGAGCTGGACAAAGGCGGGAGGGAAAGAGCTGCGCGGCCTTGTGCTTCGTCGCACTGCCGAACGCCAGCTCTTTGAGACTTCTATCGAGAAAGAAACTTGAGCGCGGAGATGAACGAAATCAAAAAGCAGACGACGATTACGAACATGAAACAGATTAAGTTAATGACGTTTTCCAATTGAATGCTCCTTTGCTTCGCCTAATGTCTCAAAGTATTGATCGCAGACCTTGCAATGCCACAGGACTTGTCTTGTGACTTTTGCAAGGTTCTGATCTTTACCCTGATAGCCTGTTATCACCCTTGAATCGCCCCGTAGTGACATCACGCGCTCTAGGTTTTTTGGCGTTTTTGATGGATTGGATTTGTTCACGGGTTTCGGCAAAGTAATCTAGTTCTGGACTAAATTTTATCTTTGCTCCCGTTTTCCTCCAACCCGAGGCTTTCTTCTCCGGTTTGACTTCCGGATTCGGCCACGGTGCGTTCGGTGCTAGGACTGTTTTCATTTTTCTTTCCAAAGATTGCCTCAAATTGTTTTGCAAATGTGTCATGGCCAACACTGAATGGGCGCGGTGCGCTGCCTTTTCCTCCGTCACTCATTTTTTCACCTTTGGCATTCCTGCCTTTGAATAAACATGGAACTCAGTCACCTCGATTGAGGGCTGTCGTGATCGAGCCAATGAGCCTGATCGTTGACCGTTGGCTTTTTGTTCAGCCTCTTTCCGTATTGTTGACAGAAATTGAGGCATATACGTCTGAACGTATGCGGGATGAAATGCGTTAATCACCAGAAAATCCAATCAAAAAAGGCCGCTGCTAAAACAATTAGAAAGAGGATGTGAGTATCTGTTATTGGCATTTCATAATCCTCTGCTGACGACCTGATCGGCCAACTCTCGTTCCTTCGATTTTGATGTAACCTTTTTCCAAAAGCGCCTTGTATCTCGCTGTTACGCTTGAATAGGGGAGCGTGGGAAAAAGTGCTAGAACTTGGTCGCTTATACATCCGTTGTCTCCAAATGATTTGATGGCTTCATAGACCATCTTTTCTAGTTTTGTTGTGTCTACTTTTTCTGCTGCTTCAAATGATGTCTGTGGGTCGTTTTTGCGAAATAGTTTTGCGATGTGTGTTCCAAAATTCATAATGTCATATCCTGTTTTATAGGTGGAGGTACTCGCTGCACTGGCTTGCGGTATTTCAGCGTGTCACTCGGGACACCAGCATCCGCTTTCCCTCCGTGAAACTTACTTAGTTTCTTCAAGCAAATCCATCTGGTCTGGAGACTTTGCGTTCTCGACCGAACAGCCTTTGCTAATTGCCTCAACCAAATCGTCCTGTGTTGCCACACGGAGAGTCAGCATAGAGTTTGCAACATGAGACAAAGCCTGTGAGCGAACACTTGCTTTGACCAAACGAATATCACCGCTTGGGGTGCCTACGAGGTAGATGCGTTGTGTTGCCATGATTACATCCCACAGCCGCACATTTGCTTGCCGTTCATAAGAACAACACAGCGATATGGAGCATAAGCAGGGCAAGAGGCAGCGGCCACGCCGGAGGCGACCAAGAGAGCGATAGCAATGAGTTTTTTCATGTGATGTCCTATTTGATGGTTAAACGGTCTTTGCGAACAATCTGTGCGCCGCCGATAGCTTCGCCAGCCAAGATCGCATTTTTGATCTTGGTTTTGCTTGGCTCTGGTGGTTTTGGGTCGTTGCAAAGCTCGGGTGGAAAGGTCGCCCCTTCGTCAATCTCAACCGATTCATCTCGGCCAACATACAGCTTCACTTCAAAAGAGCCATCATTGGCTTTAATCTCTGTGATGCCTGAGACTTTCATGTTGTCAGCAAGGTACTCACGCAGCCGTTTGGCCTTGTTTTCCCTTGATGTTTGGAGAGCCTTGATACGCTTGATGGCGGTCTTGGCTTGTTCTGCTTCCGATTCAGTGTTTAACACATAGGCGGCAACCTGTTCAATCTTTGCGCCAAGCACAATACGATACGACTCAAATTCTGGTTTGGCTACGCCGTCCTCGTCGAACAGATCGTCAAGTTGATTGCGAAACTCATGGCTAAGTTGATAGAGGGATGTCATTTAGAACCCTTCGCGCGGCATTGCAGCCAGCTCTGCGTACTGTGGGGACTTTTTGATGGTGTCAGACAACCACTCAGGCAAAGATTCAAACACTTGCCAATCTGGTTCGTCAAGGTTGAACATGACTGGCTCATGGTCTGGGGCTGGCTTGGCTTTCTTCAAAGCCGATGGCAATGGAGTGATGGCAGAAATATTGGTGTAAGTCTTGCCGTCTTTTTCGCTGGTTGTAATGTTCAACATACAGTAAACATTCAAAATGTTCGTGATGTCGAAACCTTCCAGCTCCTCGGCTGTGAAATCACGACCGCGCCAAGATGTCAAATCCTTGCGTAGACCGGCTTTTTCACTCAGGGATAGGGTGTAGGTCTTACCAATCGTCATTTGACGCTGTACGCCATCGTATTCAACCGTCAATGGCTCGCCTGTTTCATCTTCTCCAAACACTTCCCAACCCAAACGGATTTTGTGTTGTATGGTTTGGCCATATTTGCCATCTGACAACTGCTCACCCATATCCACCAAAAGGTAGCAACGAGCGATGTACGAGCCGGGCGGAATGCGTTTGAAGTCGCCTCCGCCATTGTTTTTTGCAATAAATCCCATTTTTTTCTTTCGTTTAAAAACCGCAATTACAGGTCTGCGGAATGACCTTTTTTCATTTGTTCAATCAATGCGCGTTGTCGGTACATGATTTCTTCGGTGTCTGAAAGCAAACTCACAAGCTGTTTAATGGTTGTCTCAAGGTATCCAACCCTAAATGCAAGCCTATCGCGCGAGTCGCCTGAATGGTTTTGAGATGCAATTCTCGCGTTGTCTAACAAAATCTGGGCATCCATATTACCCCCAAATCTTGAAGACAAGATAGCCAGCAAAGAAAGAAAGAGCAACGTAACCCCAGAACTGATAACCAATCTCTTTGGGTTGATGTGGCTCAAACCAGATGGCTCGCTCAAGCATTGCGTTGTGCTGGACTGTATTGGGGAACGCATCGTCCATTGTGCGCGGAAACATACGGGTAGTGTGGTTCATGGCTGGTTCCATTCTTCTATGACTCGTTTCATGTCAAGTTCACAGTATTGCTCAATCTCATCCTGTTCGGAAGGGTTGAGATACTCCCAAATGTCTTTTTTGTCACGGATTACCATGATGTCAAATGAATCTGGTTCCCCTACTGATTTGTCGCCTTCTGAGAATACATAGTTCACCAAAACGTCAGGATGTGTTTCTGTTGACCATTCATCAAGGTAATGAATGAAGCTGCTGGTTAGGTTTTTCATGCTGATTCCTCCATAAATGTCTTTGCCGCCAAAGACCCCCATGCCAGCCAAGCTGAAAACCATGCGCCAGCCAATCCTAAATTTTGCGAGTAGATCGCTGCAAGCATCGCTAAAAAAGCGAGAAATGTGTTTATTGCGTAAATAAATTTCATGTCGTTTCCTGTTTTACATCCGTATCGGACAAGCGTAGTATACACAACTAAACAGTCTAGTAAAGTAATCCCGACTAAGTTGAAGGGTCTATACCAGTATAGAGAAATCAACTATAATCCGACACATGAAAAAACAAGACGCAATCAAGTTGGCTGGCAGTGCCATCAAACTCGCCAAGATTCTCGGCATCACAAAGGGAGCTGTATCCCATTGGGGTGAAGACATCCCAAGAGGCCGTGAGTATGAATTACGATACATCAAACCCGAATGGTTCGCGGTTGAAAAACAGAAAGAAGCAGCATGAGTTACGCAGAGTACGAAATTAAAACAATTCAATGGGGAGAGGCGCGTGGTATTGTGCAAAACAGCACACCATACGCTCAAGCATTAAAAACCCGAGAGGAGTTGAGTGAGTTGTTTGATGCTTTTGCCGCAAATGACCGCGCTGCTATGGCTGACGCTTATGGAGACATCTTGGTGACGCTTATTATGGGATGCGCCTGTGCAGACCTAGATTTGGTTCAATGCTTTGTTGGCGCGTACAACGAAATTAAAGACCGCAAAGGCTTCTTGAACAAAGACGGAATCTTCGTCAAAGAAGTATGATATAGTTTTTGAAACAGCGGCTAGGTCAGAAGTAATTAGCTGACCGAAAAGAGTTTACCCCTTCTCCTGCCGATTGTTTCTTTCAAAGGGGCGTTGAAAAAGTGGTTATGACTAAAAAAACCTATGCTGAAAAGCTGTTAGACCCTCGTTGGCAACAGCTCCGCCTTCGCGTCTTTGAGCGTGACGAATGGAAGTGTCGAGCTTGTGGAGACGCAAGTAAAACACTTAATGCTCATCATCCTGTCTATCACCCCTTCTCGGAAGGCCCGTGGGACTATGAACTAGATTCAATCATTACGCTTTGCTCCGAGTGTCATTCAGATGAGCATTCTGGTCTTGACTCATCTAAAGCAAATGTTTTGATTGCTTTGGTAAAGATGGGTTATTGGGGTTCTTTTGAAATGGACAGCCTCTGCGATGTGCTAAATGCTCTCACAAAAGATGATTTAACTAAACTATTTTTGGAGAAGCACAATGGCGCGAATCAGAACAATTAAGCCAGACTTTTGGCGCGATGAGTCATTGGCATCTGTTAGTCCAGAGGCGGCTCTTTTGGCTATTGGTTTACTTAATCATGCCGATGATGAAGGCTACTTTAACGCCCATCCAAAACTAATTGAATCAGACATCTTTCCATTACGGGAGCTTTCCTGCACCATTACCGTAATGATTGATGAGCTGCATCGTATCGGTTACATAGAGCTTTACAAAGGCCACGATGGGAAGCGATATGGTCACATCTGCAATTTCTCGAAACATCAAGTCATCAACAAAAAGAACCCTAGCAAAATCAAAGGCTTGTGTGAGGTGTTGGATGACTCCGTTACAACTACGGTAGTGCTACCAGTGGGAATGGAAGGGAAGGGAAAAGGAAAAGGAAAGGAAAGGGAAATAAAGGTCGCTGTCGCTCCCGTTGTTTTGCCAGACTGGATTCCTTTGCAGACTTGGGATGCTTTTTTGGCGATGCGGAAGAAAATCAAGAAGCCTCCTACCGAGTATGCGATGCAACTCATCATTGATAAGCTGACAAAATTTAAGGCAAATGGTCAGGATGTTAAAAAGGTGTTAGAAAAATCAATCACTTCTGGCTGGCAGGATGTTTTTGAAATCCACGACAAGGTGGCCAATAAGTTCGATGTAGCGCACGTCACTACACCCACGCCGCCAAACCAAGACGCTGCACTGCGCAAGATCGAGGAAGACCGAAAGAAGGCTGTGCCAATGCCTGCCGACATCAAGGCGAAGATGGCTGAATTGACAAAGGGGATGAAGGTATGACCGATGGCAACGAAACGCAAACCGAAAGAATCCCCAAGACTGTTTGGGCCACCACTGGAGCGCCCAAAGGAGTACAAGGGCGGAATCAGCGCACAGGAAATCGAACACATGAGGGACTGCGAAGCCCGAGAGTGGATAAAACGCTACAAGGAAAAAGCGCGGACGATTGGTGCGAGTGGAGCTGCAAACTGGTGGCAAGACCACTTAACGGTAATGGTAAAAATCAGAGGCGAGTCCGCTACTTTGGATTTGAGGCGGCGCATGACTGAACAACAGAAGAAAGCAAAGAATGCGAATTGAACTTGATTTCCCCCCTGCCGAACTATTCCCAAACCGCGCAAAGGGAACGCATTGGGCCAAGCTGTACCAAGTCCGTAGTGACTACCGCGACAACTCAACCTTCCTTGCAAAACACCAGATCAAAGATTGGAAGCATGACGGCAAAGACATTCGCCTAAAGCTGACATTCATCATGCCCGACAAACGGATGCGTGATGCTGATAACTGCCTAGCGGCAGCTAAAGGTGCGTTGGATGGACTGTCAGATGCCTTGATGGTGAATGACAAGTTCTTCCAACCCATCGAAATCCATCGTCAATTTGGCGATAAATCAACCCGTAAACTTATCGTGGAGATAGCATGACAATACAGAAGACCCTCAAAGCCCGTCAAAAGACACACGGCAATTTCGCAACCCATGCGGTTATCAGCCAACAACTCAAAGCCGTGATGCGTGAGCATGGTCTGCTTGAGCTGGCCCCAGACCAAATTGAAGCGTTGGAAATGATTGCTCACAAGATCGCCCGTGTGTTGAATGGCAACCCTGACCATCACGACCACTGGCATGACATCTCTGGCTACGCCGAATGCGCGGCTGAACGATTGGAGTAAAAAATGAAATACATGACAAGACAAGAATATTACGAGCATCTGTGCAAAATTGGTATGCCAGATTTGATAGCGGCTTCTATGGCGGCGCAATCCACTGATGCGGCAAGAACCAATGTGACAAAACATATAAGGTCTGAAATTTTTGCTTTTGGTTTATGGGCTAAAACAATAGAAGGAAGTGAATTCTGGAATCTTTTTATTGATGAGTGCAAATGAAATACAAGCTCTACGAAGAAAAGCAAGCCCACGCCACCATGTTGGCGGTGTGGAACATCATCAAGGAATCAATCTATGGCGGCAAGAAAATCGTATTGGAGATCACTGAGGAGCATCGCAGCGACCCACAAAACAAGAAATTCCACGCCATCATTGGTCAGATTGCGAAGCAGGCAAGTCATGCGGGAGCGAAATGGGATGTGGAATCGTGGAAACGGCTCCTCATCGACCAATGGGCTAAAGATTCTGGACGTAGCCGTGGTGATTTGGTTAGTTCTCTGGATGGTGGGGATGTCATTCAGCTAGGCATCCAAAGTCGCAAATTCACCAAAGCCGAGGGCGCTGAGTTCATCGAATGGCTGCTAATGTGGTCTGCAACCAACGGAATTGACATCAAAGAACCAGATTGGCAATAACTATGGTATAGTTATCTCAACTCGGAATGAGTTAAACAAGAAAGGACAAGATATGCCGTATGTAAATGTATGGATTGACAATGATGAAGTGATTAAAGAATCTGACGATGATGATTTGATTGAAGCGTTGAACTCTCGCGGTTATAGCTGCTACAAGGACGGCTCCGCAGGCAATGGTGAATATTCGTCTGTCGAGCATTTAATGGATTGCGGAATGGTCAACGAAGCAAAAGCAGAGGCTTTGCTGATTGTTGGCAGAGCAATTGGGAGGTCGCTATGAATTGGCCTTTCCCACCAGCAACAGGTGCAGTTCCTTGGACTGTTAAACAAATCAAAGCATATCAACAAGCGCAACGCGCACAACTGCCAGAAAGCCCTTTATGAAAATCAAATCTCAAACAATGATTGACGTTATGCAAGCCATGATTGATACGGAAAACGTATGGCTAACGCAAAAAGATAGAAACATTGATGACATGATTAACCCAAATGCACCAGTCATTATTCAAGTCGGTGACTATGGATATGAAGTTCAAAGCGTTGGCGGAGATGAAGACGTAGAGGGCTTTGTCATCATGTGCAAAGAAAATCCCGTGTGCAAATGGGAAGGCATGGAGTGCATCAAGTTATGAGTAAAGAAACAAATAGCGTGGAACATACATTGAAGCTAGCGCTTGAGGCGTTAAAAGAAGGAGATTGGTACATTGGGCAACTTGAAACCATTGTTTATTCGTCTGATGATGATGGAATACATGGAAATCGTGCCAAAGTACAAGAAGCCATTAAAGCCCTAGAAGAAGCACTAGCCAAGCAAGAGCAGGGTGAGCCTGCGATGACAGTCCGAGTATGGCGCGACAAACATGGTGACCAAACCGCAGAATTTCGGAATTGGCACACATTGTCAGATGGTGAGCATAGTTTATACACCACACCACAACAACGCACATGGGTTGGGCTGACGGACAGAGAAAAGTCAAACCTGTGGCTTGAAAGTCGTGCCGCTATTCCAAGATTTCACACATACGCAAGCCTAGTTGAAGCCAAACTCAAGGAGAAGAACAATGCGTAAACGCTGCCGCCGCCGTGTGTGGTCAACAGAAATAAACCCAATCGCTCATGCCATTGCTGGCGCTTGTATCACTGACTCAGGCTCACTGAATGAGCTTCGTGTAGGTGAGGTTCGTTCATTGGAGCTGATGAAGACAGGTGATGCTGGTGTTCAGGAATGGCAAATCCTTGTGGACATGATGAACATTGCTGAAACAATGGGAAGAAACGGAATTGGGCCGGAAGTCTTGGAGCATTGTGAGATTGCCAATGAAGCATTGCACCGCGCTGCCAAACGATACCAAGCCACAAAGCGAATGGGCTTGTCTGGTGAAGGTCTAAAAGCTCTTGCCGACATCATGGAATACCATGACCTACAACGAACCAGTGTCTCAAGGGCAAAGTACCAGCAGATGATTGATAAGACCCGTAACTACCTAAAGTCGCATGGCAAGTATGTGACGCACATTGAGTAAACCATGACACAAGATGAAATTTATGAATTGGCTAGACAGGCGTATGAAAATTGTGACCATATACCTGACTTGAAAATCCCAAAAGAATTTGTTGAACGCTTTGCCAAACTGGTAGCAGCTAAAGAACGTGAGGCGTGTGCAAATCTTTGCATTGATGAAGTTTGGGCATCAACAGTTCAAGGCACTGCGGTAGAAGCATTTAACTACTCCTCAAGAGAATGTGCCAACAGAATCCGAGCAAGAGGTGAAGCATGAGCCACAGCCGCATGATGGCCGAACACTTTGGCATATCCATACTTGAGAGCGATGCCAAACTGTTGCATGAGCGCATCCAGCTATTGATAACCGAGGCTTACAACCGAGGAATTCAGCATGAGCGAGAGGCGTGTGCGAAAGAATGTGAACATACGGCTTTGCGTATAGGCAGCGAGTGGATGGCACAACATTGCGCCGAGGCAATTCGAGCAAGAAGTAAAACATGAAAAAGACAGGCTGGCCTCCCGGTCTATTGCAGGACGACTGCTCTAAACTGAGTCGCTGGTTTGCATCCAGACCAGACGCAAGGTATCAAATCAGAATGATGTTTCCAAAACATGAATACGTCCGTAGTCCCAAGCTGTTGAAAGCAGTGCGGGAGTTATCCTGTCAATCCTGTGGTTCAGACTACGGGGTGCAGGCAGCTCATTCCAATTGGGGAGGTGGAAAAGGTCGAGGAATAAAATCCGACGACAACCACATTGCTTCCCTGTGTTTTACTTGCCACCAAGCAATTGACCAAGGCAATCTGTTAAGCAGGGAGCAGCGCATAAGGCTTTGGGTAGTGGCGCATTACAGAACCGTGAGAAAATTAGTCATGGAAGGAAATTGGCCGAGTGAAGTGCCAATTCCACATGAACCGATGTATCAGGAAGTCTGGAACGAAGCGATATACAGTGGCGAGTGAATTCCAGACTTAACTATCAGCAAGGAAAATATCAATGCCATTACGTCACACAAAAGCAGGATGGATGTGGGGAAGCAAAGGGCCATTTCCATCAAAAGCCAAAGCATTGTCAGTTGCTCGCGCTGCTTACGCCAATGGGTACAAGGGTGAGGGTGATGACAAAAAGAAATCAGAGCCGCTGATTCTTGAAAAACGATTTTCAAAATAAAAAACCAGACCCAAAATTTTTTTTAAAAATCTAGGGTGGGGGGTCGTAAAAATAACCGCCTTTTTTCTATCGCTTCGTAGTAAAAAAGCATTACAAATCAAAGCGCCCCCGTTGGCACTTACTAACTTAAACCGCCTAAAAAATAAGCAAAACGCCTAAAATTTAAGCAATTAAACCGCCGCCGCGCCCGCCGCGCCCGCCGCGCTTTGCTTTTTTGGCTTTGGCTTTGGCGCTTTGGCCTTTGTTTTGGCCATAAACGCGCCCGCTATACCCGCAAAGGCTCCGCTTTTTTAGCTATCGCCCGCCCGCTTTTGCCGCATAAGCACCGCGCCGCCGATAAAAGCCGCCGCCTTGCGTCATACGCGCCCGCCGCCTTTTAAGCTGCCGCCCGTCTAAGCTACCGCGCTTTGGCCGTGGCCTATAAGCTGCCGCGCCTTTGTAGGCTTTTGCAAGTTAGCACTTACTCCGCAAGTAAGCCAAAAAAAGCGGGGGAAAGCGCCCCCGCTTGCTTTGGTTTATTTACGGTGCAAAGCTATCTAGAAGCGGCCAAAAATTGCCCGCCACGGTGCAAAGCTGCCGCCCGTTTTCTATATTCTCAAGTGTAAGCGTGGCCCCGTCTACCGCTAAAACGCGCCAAAGCCCCGCCACGCCATGCGTAAGAGCGCCCACGTTACCCGTTTTTATTTCTTGCGTTTTCATGCTTGCCCCCTTTGCACTTTAAAAACGTGGCCTTTGTGCTTTTGCTCTAAATACGCTTTAAAGCTCTTGCACGTTTTAAACTGTATCGTGCTGCCGAAATAGTAAAACTCGCCCGCCGTGGGCATGGCTTGCGATACAAAAAACGCCGCCTTTGTGTAGGCTTCTAGTTGCGGGTATGTTTTGCCCGTAATTTCATAATCCGTTTTCATGCTTTGCCCCTTTTTGAATTTCAATGCACGCCGTATAAATATCGGCGGGGCAAGTATCGGGCGGAAATTCCCCGTTTTCCATTAATGAAATCATGCACCGTTTAATCTCATCAATAAATTGTTTTGTTTCATCATTCATGCTTTGCCCCTTTTTAGTGTTCAATTTGAACGGTTACGGCTTCGCCCGATAGCTTGCCTATGTATAACGTGCCGCTATTTGAAAAAATGCAGCAATACACCCGCCGCCACTTGCCCCCGTGTTGCACCATGTAGCGCGTGGGTATCTTGCGCCCGTAACCCGTGGCGGTGTAAGACAATCCGCGCTCTTGCCACAGAAGCGGCTTTTCTTTTACCGTTACGCGCTCAGTTAAAAAGGGGCCATTTTCCCCGCCTTTGTGTTGTAGCCATGCTTGCATTTTTTACCCCTTTGCCGTTTTGTTGATATACCGCGCCGCTTCTTTGTCTACAAAAAAAAGCCAATTAACGGCAGCGTCTACCGTTTTAAAGCCGTGTAGCTCTTTGGTTTCTTCATTAGATAGAAGAAAGCCCGCCACGCCTTGCCAAAAATGCCATTTTCCAAAAATTGCGGGCTTCATGCTTGCGCCCCTTTGCGAAGCTGCCGCGCTTGCGCGTCAAAAAAGCGCCGCGCTTGCGTGATAGTGTCAAAACACTCCCAAAGAAAACGCCCTTTTTCGTCGCTCCGCGCTTGAACATGGGTGCAACCGTCTAAAAAGAGCGAAAGCGTAACGCCGCCCGCTTCTTTGGTTTCAATGTATCCGCAAGCCAAAGCGTATGACGTAAGCCGCCCCGCCTTTGTCCTAAATTTATCCATTTTTAGCCCCTTTGTGTTGCTCTTTGAACCTTGCCACGGCTTCGCGCTTTGTGTAACCCATGTATTGCATGGAAACCAGATAACCGCCCACGATAGCGGATACACGCCACGCGCCTTGCGCCGTTTTTTCAGTTGATACAGTCATAAATTACCCCTTTAAAAATGTAAACTCTAAGCAAGAGCAAGGCAAAACGTAATAGATAGCGTCATGCCACGGGGCGAAAAATTCGTTTTCGCTTACGTTTACGCAAGCGCCCACGGCTTCACTTTCTAGCCATTCTTCTAACGCTTCGCTTTCTTCATAAGATAAATCGCTCTCGTCGCCGTTTATCAACGGGCAAGCCCAAAAAGCGGGCAAGGTGTAGGTTACGGTTTCAATTTTTGCCATGTTGCGCCCCTTAAACAATCAAAAGCGGGCCTTTTGCGCCCGCCGCCCTTGCAATAGCTTTAAGCGCGGTTTCCATACTGCCGTAACCGCAACCGCCAATATGTGCTAAGTCTTTAAAGTTAACGCGCTTTTGATCGTGGGCGCGGGCGTAATTTGAGCCAAAGAGCGTAATACCCGCCATTTTTATTGCACCTTGCAAGGCCGCGCTTTCTTTGTGATAACCGTATCCGCCCGCCACGCCATGCCCCGCGCAATACTCCGCGCCATGCACCCACAAAGAGCAATAGACGTTACTTGCGGAGCTTGAACGGCCCATATAAAACCGCGCTTCTACAATGGGCGCAAGCTCTTTGCCGCGCTTGCCCACGACGATCATGCGAAGCGTTGTTTCCTTTTCGCCGCCGTAATTCTTGCCGTTTTGATTGTGCAAGCCGTTAAACTTTGCCCGCATTGATAGCTTTTCCATATTTAACCCCTTATTTTGTGAAAACGTCAAAAGTTGCAAGCAAAAGGCAAAGCCATGCCGCAAAAACCAAAGAGCCTAAAATTAAGCGGTGCATTATTTACGCTCCGCAAGTTCAAGAATGAAGCCCACAAAGAGCAAAACAACGCAAAGCGAAGCGATATAACAAAGAATCGGCGACATAGAAAAACCCCTTTTTCATGTTTAGAGCAAGCCCCTTGCTTGCCCTTGCTTTGAATTATAGGGGAAAGTTTAGGAAAGTAAACGGGGGAAAACCCTTAAAAGTGAAAATAAATTGCCCACGTTACCAAAAAACAACACCTGCGAAGCGTTACGGTGCAAAGAGCCACGGGCGCAAGGCTCCGCTTTTTGTGTAACCCACGGCGGCAAGCCAAAGCAAAGCGCCGCCCGCTTTGAAGCTAACGCGCCATATAAGACGGCAGCATGGCAAGCCATACGCGCCGCGCAACTATCCGCCGCCCCCCTTTGTGCCGCTTGCCTTTGCCGTGGGCAAGTTACGCAAGCCGCCCATGTAGATCACGTTATCCCGTGGCGCTCTATTGGCCCCGCCGCTTTTAAGCGCAATCTTTTTCAAAGCCTTTGCGCTTCATGCCATACCGTCAAAACGGCGGCGGAGCAAAGCGGGCGCTTCATTCATTACACCCAAAGCGGCCCGCAAGAGTACACCCGCGCGGATTATTTAAGACTCTTGCCTAAATAAGAGCAAAAGCGCCCCCGTTACCTTGCGCCGCGCCCGCTTCGCTTGCGTCATACACGCAAAAAGCCCATTATTTAATACTAAATAACCCAAAACGGGCCGATATAGCCACGCCCGCGCTTTTCATTACATACAAAAACGCATGAATGACGGCCAAAACGAAAGCTCCGCGCATTAAATTTAATACAAAAGCAAGCAATCGCAAGCCAAAAACGCGCCAAAGCGGGCCAAAATAGCCCGATTAGAAACTAAAACATAGCTAATCGGCTGCGGAGCAGGC